CGCATGACCGAAATGCCGACCGTGATCGTTCGATCCAGGTCGTCGCGCGATCGGATTTCGAAATCGAGCGACGCCCCGACCGGGAAAAGCCCGACGACCACGTCCCCGGTAAATTCAAAAAACCGATTTCGCCGCGGCTTGACCAGGACGGCCCCGCCGAAACTCTCGTCGATCGTTTGCGCGACCCGGTCGACTATCGATCCCCGTATACTCGCCATAACGGCCGCCCCCTTTTACTGGCGTTCGACGGTTTGGATCCGCATCAAAACCCGGAATTGATCGCAATAATGGAACGGCTCGCCGCCGCCTGGATGGGTCACCGCATACGTGCGGACCACGGCGCCGGCGTCGTCGAGCAGCTCGACGGAATCGGACCCGCGCCGCGGCTCGATCGGCTCGCCGGCGATCACCAGGTCGCCGACGCGGACGATCCAGTCTTGGGTTTTCACCGTGCGGATTGCGCCGTCGGACGTGACGACGTCGCATTCGGTCGCGCCTGGCATAGCGTCCAGCTCGACCGAATCGTCGCCCCGTTTGAATCGGATCGGTTCCAGGTCGCCGGCGGCGAATGCGTCGAACACCAGGCCGACCCCGTCCCGCAGCATAGCGCCCCGCCCTTCAATCCGGCCAGAAACCGCGGGCGACGCAAATCAGCGTCACGCCCACGGCGAAAATACAACCGATCGCAAAACCAAAACCTAACCAGATCATGGCGCGGTCGAGGCGACGGCCTCCGTCGACAGAATCGAATCGGTGACATAAATCGGGACGCCGTCGAATTCCATTGGCAGCGTCGCCGGCGCGCCTGTCGGCGAATAGGTCGTCCGCGAATCGCGCAATTGCCGACGGCTTCGGCGGTTCATGACGATATGCGTCGGCGGTCGGCTCGCCGGGAATTTCGCCATTGCGGCCGACAACAGGTCGTCAGTCAAACCCTTGCCGCTATCTTCCGTTAGGTTCATGATCCGAACCACGGAATAGGCGCCCCCGTGCTGCAATCCGAGCCACCCGGAAACGGCCACGTAGAACGACGGATAGGACGTATCGGAACCGCCAGGCGCCGCGATCACCGTCGGATCCTGAACGTCGATTTCGCCGTCGGCCCCGAGGATCAAGGCGACTTCCGACAGGTCGGGGATGGCGCGGACCAGGTAGACGCTCGACGCGGTCGACGCGGTCGTCCCGCCGGCGTTCACCCCTTGGGTCGAATCAGTATAAGGCGCCTTGTCGAACAGGCCGAGAAATCCCGCCGTGTCGCCCGTGCCGTTGATTACCGCCTTTTCCGCCTTGGAAAATGCGGCGCGCAACGCGATACCCAATTCGCGGTCGAGATAGGCGTCAGCCCCCATTTTGTACGCTTGCGCCAGCGCGACGTCAGCCCAAAAACTGGCGTCGAGAACTTTCAACGTGATCGATCGATTCGTGTTGATCGACGAATCGACGTCCCGGCCCGTATTTGGATCGCGCAGACCCACCACGGGATTTTGGGTACGTTCGACCCAATCGTGCTGCGATCCATAGCTCGCCGTTGTCGCCGGCAGCGCGGCCAGAAATGGCGCGTCGTCCAGAACGCCCGACAATCCTAGGTCGACCGCGTTCGCATTGTTAATGACCAGAAGATCGGCCGCACTGTGGGGATCGTTCGCCATTGTTGGAGCAGCTCCGAATTGCGGCCCGCTGCCCCGCGGCCAGGTGAATTAAACGAAATAGGTTTTGAACTTTACGACCGCGCGACCTTGCGGTCCGAAAACACGCCGACCCGCCTTTGACCCTTGTCGGCGCCGACGTTCGTCGCGTCGTCCGTCTTGGCGATCTCGGCCGCGGCCGAAAGTCGCTTTTCCAGCTCGCCAATCTTTGCCTCGAGTCCCGCGACCTTTTCGGCGAATTGTTTGCGCTCTTGCTCGAATGCGGCCGCCTGGTCGGCTAATTGACCCTTGAGCGCCGAAACTTCGGCGGCGTGCTGTTTTTCGGTCGCCTGATCCCACGTCAGCCCGTCGTCGAGATATACAAGGCCGACGTCGCCGAACTTCTCGCGCCACCGCGTGCGCTCTTCCTTCGAAAACTGCTCATCGCTCATCGGGTTTTTCCCCTTTCCCAAAATGGAAATCGCCACTTCCCCACCGGAACCGGCGGCAAACGTCGTCGTCGTGCTGTTGTCCGCCCCATGCGGGCAAATCGCGATCGCCGACAGATACCAGGACCGCGCCACGCAAATAGGCCCGGCGAATTTAAGGCCGTTCGCTTCGGTTTCCTGGCCGAACTCGACGAACTCTAGGACGGCCGGACCGCCCGACCAGTCGATCGACGCCTCATAGGGAACCCCGGCCCGCGCCTTGTGGGCGATCTCCCGCCCCCGGTCGTCCGGCCCGTAGGGGACCAGGGCTCCGAGGACCCGCAGGCCGTCGTTTCCCGCTTCGATCTGGTCGCCGTATCCCAATTGCTCGTCGTAGTCATGGCACCAATCGACCGGGATCCGCTCTTTGTTTTTGATCCCCGCCATGTCGTGAACGATCGGCCCCCAATACCAGTGATCGATCGCTTCGGCCGATCTGGCGAACATTTCAAACGGGATTTTCTCGGCCGTCGCCACGTCGACCCCGGCGTCGAACCGCATCGGCGACCGCAGCGCCAGCGACCCGCGACACGCTTCGGAGGGAACGGTCGGCGACGACCGATCGAAACGCCTGGCGTTATTCGTCCGCGTCGTCGTCGGTCGATTCGTCGTCGATTGCTTCGTCGTCATTGGGAACCCCCGCGGCCGGCGACGGCGCCGGCGTTTCCAGGTTGATCGGAAAACCGACGTCGGCCGCATATTTCAAGGCGGCGGCGTTCAGTCGGACGTTTTCATAAAAATCGGTGCCCGTGCTTCGGCAGATCCTTTGCAGATTGTCCAGGCCCTTCGCGCAGGCCGTGACGTTGCCAGTGATTTCCTTCGACGGATCCCACCAGGGGACCCCCTTCGGGACCCATTCCCACGCCAGATCCTCGAATAGCATGGAACCAGGCAAGACCAGGTCGCCGCTAAAAACCGCCAGCCCGAGGCGCCAGCGTGTCCACCAGTCGAGGACCATTTGCAGCGACTCGATCTTCGCTTCGCAGGATCGCAAAAAATGCTGCAATGCGGCGCGCGACCCGAAAAAATTGGTCCAGCTTTCATCGAAAAACGATATGGGAATGTCCAGGCATTTCATCGCGATGAAAATCACCAGTTGGAGAAACTCGACGGTTTCCGTTGCTGGCGTTTTCGATTCGAGAAACTCCGCGTCGTCACCAGGATCCAAATCCATTTGAAATGGACCCTTCGACAAGTCGACTTCATATTCGTCGGTGTTATGACTGCCGGCGGTTTCAGTCGCCCGCGTGATTTTCAGGCCGAACATTTGCCCGACTTTCAATTTCAGCATGGCCCAATTGAAACCCTCCCCGACGTCGGTCATTTGGTTTGCGGCCGCGGCGAATGCCGACGTGCCCCTGACCTGGTCATAGCGGAAAGTCGATTCGTGATAGGCGTACAGGTAGGCGTCGCGGGCGGAAACGGTCGTTGCGTATTCGGTCGCCGCCCCCGTCCGCCGATGAATTGAGAATGCCAACGGCTGCAATGCGTCGCCGACCAAAACCCCTTGGACCCATTCGGCCATCGACGACCGCGGTTTGTCTGCCCCCGTGTCGTTCAATAGCTCGGCTTCGATCAATTGGATCTTGCCGCGTCGGGATTCGTTGGCGGGATTCAGCCGGCGGACCAAAACGTCGCCGTCGATAATCGCCCGCGCCATCAGGATCCGCAGCAGTCGGGACAATGGATGCCGCTGCGACACGTCGCAGTCGGCCGCGGCGGCCCCCATGAACTTTTCGACCTGGTCGTTTAGCTGTTCGTCCGGTGTTTTCGCCTGGAAATTGAACGTGGCGCAGTAATCCAGCGTTTTGCGGACCATCCAACAGGCGACGGCAAAATTTCGAATCTGGTCGCGGACACCCGACGTCAGTCGCCACCGCTTCGCCGCGGGTAGATGTTGATCCTCACTCAGCAGTTGTTTTGAAACACGCTTACGTTTGTTCGAAGTTTCGGCGGCGTCGTAGCCAAACTGCTGTCGCCCGAATCCGATCCCGACATTCTGGCCGTTTGTCGCGGTCATTTACCACCGATAGGGAAGCATTTTCTTGCGACTCTTGCCGGCGGCGACCGTGTCGTCGTCGTCGGCCCGCAGCTCGGCCAGGCGTCGGCGCACTTCGGCCAGGTCCCGCGTCACCGTGACCCCGTCGACGGTCGTCGACGTGACACCCTTGGACAAGATTTCCTCTAGTTGCGCGATCTCGACGCTATGATCCGCCACGGCCGGCGCCCCGAAATGGTCGCCGCTGCCCCGGCCAAACGTGAAAAACCGGCGGTCAGATTAGGGAAACCGCGGCGAATGCGGCCCGCGGCCGAGAAAGAAAGGGAGTTTGGCGCGTCGGCTTTTCGCGGTGCCATCTCGGCGCGCGACGTCAAAAAAGGACCCGCGAACGGCGCGTCGCGCAGAAAAAAATCAGCGCGCGGACGATTTCCCCGGAAACTCGCAGGACCGACCGCCGACCGATTCCGCGCGATCTATCGGGATCCCCCCGATCCGGTCGCCCGTGACAATGTCCGGCCGATAGATCGGCTCGCCCGCACGGATCGGGATCCCGCCTGGCAGGTCGCGCCCGACACCATCGCACAACCAGAACGCGCGGGGATCCTTAAACGACCCGACCAGTTTTCCGCGATCAAAAAAATTGATCCGGTCGTCTTGCCGTTCGGCCGCGTCGGCGACGATCGATAAGGCGACGTCGTCCCGCAACATGATGACCGCCGATCCGGGCAAACTGATCGACGCCAGGTAGTCGCAAGAAATTTCGCGACCAGGTTCGGGCGGGATAGGCGGCGCGTCGGTCGCTGTCGTCGTCATTTGTTCGCATCGAGAACAATATCAGCGGCGGGAAACGGCTCGGACGGGATTAGCTCGATTTCTTGATGGCGCAGCGGAACGCCATTTCCCGCAGGTTCGCCAGTCGCACGGATCCAGCGAACGTCGTAATGCCGCTGAATTCCCCCGACGCACTCGTCGTAAAGTCTGCAGACGACCATGCCGCGCATTTCGTTATGTCGTGGCGCCATGGACCACCCCGCTTGCGTTTGATTTTGCGAAATCTTTAGCCGAACGATATCCCCAACATTAAACGCGAAAGTCGGCGGCGTCATTTTTTGGTTTCCCCGAATTCTCAGTCCGGCAACAGGGGTTCGACTCCCCTAGGGGGTATAGCTGACCGGGACCAGGTCGACAACCAGGTCGCGGCCAAATGTCCCCGGGTATGCACTCCGGGGAAACCCCGTTACCCCGGGCACCAGGTCAATCGGTCCGCATTCCGCCCGCGATCCCTACGGTTGAACGTCATTGAATCCTCTGGGGGGAAGGGCCGCCGAATGGGGGCGGCCCGACTCCACCCCGGTCCCATTCACCGCGAACGGAGGGCATCAGATGCTTGCCGCGGACCTTGCGCAATTACTCTTTAGACTTCAGCTCACCGGGCACTCCGCCACGCATGCAGGCGAAACCGTCTGCCGAGACCACAACGGGTCGATTCTCCAATTGACCGAGGACCTCCAAAGGGTCGGCGTCCCGGATGACACGCCCATAAAATCTCCCACCGATTTTTTTGATCGGCAGCGTCAGGCCGCGAACCGGCAGCTGGATTTCCTTTTGCGGGCCAAGCGGATTGCGGACGATACGGCCGCAATGTGCAGCGAGTCAAAAGCGGTGTTGGAAAGCGTGATTCCCGAGGCGGAGCAACTCGTTGCCGAAACAAAAGAAGCAGTCGGCAAAGAATTGGTCGCGGCCGGTTTCGGTCCTGAAGAACGGCCACGCTACGCCCAAAATCCAGGTCAAGCGACGCGACTGTTTGACGCCCAGGTCAGACAATCCCGCGAATACCAAGGCGCGGCCGAGGCACTCGCCGAGGCAAAGGCGCAACTCGCATCGTCGGCGGAGCTGGGCAAGTTCGCCCGTCAGCTAGCCGATCAACTCTCGGCACGCCTGGCGTTTCTCGCCGCCAATCCCACCGCGCCGATTTTCTACGTCCCAACCAG